AACTCGCACCATTCCGAAGTACCTAACATTGGCTTCAATGCGTAGTGGACCTGCTAAAGTTGCTTATGAAGACCCAAGAGAGCGAGAACAAGAGGCTCAAATCGCGCAAAGAGAAACGATGATGCCGACACAGCCTACTACACCATCAACACCAACCGTTACTGCTGATTCGCGCATACCACACGCTCCGAGAGGAACGGCTAAACATCGAAAAGCAATTCAAGGCGTTAAGCGCATAACCGGACCAAAAGAACCGGACACTCCTTTGGGTAAGGTAAGTAGTAAAGCATCCGACTTAGCAACAGGTGGTTCGTCATTGTTTGAGCCGTTGCTCGCAAAAGCCATGACAATACGCGATAAACAGGAGTATCGTCGTCTTATTCAGAAACTTGAGAAGTTGTTACGCAACTTAACGAAGAAAGGTGACGCATCAGCCGATGGTGTAGACGACGGGCCGACACCAAACGCGCACCCTCGCATGACGTCAGCACCAACAGGCGCGACTGAAACCGACCCCGATGATGACCCTACCATGTGGGGTACGCATGCTTATGGGCTATATGCCGGTAGAGGTGGCATAGCATGAGCGATTACATCATCAAAGGTAAGGGTGTTTACAAGCGCGGTGCTGATGGTATGAAAACACCGCAATCTTTCCCCGATGAATTAGCGAACACAACACACGGCGACAAGATGTCGCATTTCCATATCGACCATGCAACCGGTAAACCGCATGCTGAAATACCCGATAACATGCGTTTTTGGCCGATGGAAGCCGCTACGCGTTATCTCGCTGAACATATGGCGAAAGATAAAGCGCGTTATCCCGGTAACATAGCGCTAAATGAGGCGAAAAAGATAATGAATCAAGCGGCAATGGATTTTAACAGGATTAAACGTCAAAACGGCGACGATTTTCATACAGTACCCATTCCGTTTGGTGAAGACGGGCAACTTAACGCTGAATACAAGTCAAATCACTACGGACAACACGAATCGAGAAGAATTCCGACGTCAAATCGTAAGACGCGCGACTCAAAAGGACGCCTCATCAACCTGTATTACAATTCAGTAGCGCATCCTACGCTTGGGCGCTTCTTAGAATCCGGTGCATTTCACTTTGAGAAGGAATTTAGAAAAATTCTACAGTCATTGGGTATAGAAAGTGACTTAGGCGCTCGTCAAAACGTCATCGAACCACAAGTTGTGGCGCGCGCTCCCGTAAGAATGGGTGATGGGAGCATCAAATTGCGTAGTTTGCTTCATCGTTACCATTCAAACGATAAAGACCCGGAGAGTAGAGATAACCACGTTGTACCGGAGTTCGCTCAAGAGCAGTACAACCAACAAGCGCAGTACGGGCAGGTTAAACCGGAAGACATTATCGCAACATTGGCGCAATATCCTAAGTTCTTTGAAACAATAGAACGAGGAAGACCGCCCAACAACATCGTAAACGCGCTATTATCTCAAGGTGTATCGCGACGAAGAGCAAACAAGATGGCACTCGCTCCTGTTGGACAATTGGTTTTGGGTCGAGGTAAGATGGGCGCTTCGACCAAACTCAATAATTTGGTAAGAGCAGTACAGAATTACATCGGTATCGAAGGTCCGCGTCGCGACCCAACCGTCGCTGACCTGTATCACAAGCATCGCAGTCACTTTGAAGGTCGCGTAGGTGGCGCGAACAGGGGTAGAGTAGATGCGTCGAAGAGAATTTTGGCGACATTGAAAACTGCACAGGAATTGGACATTGATTTGACACCTGTACTCGGTAACGTGAGTCCAAATACTGCTGTTGTGAACAGTTGGCGAAGTTATGCAACGGGTAGAGGTGGTAAAGTGCTTGATTTTGAGGGCATGGGTATCGCACAAGAACATCATCAGATGCATGCGAACATCAATCCGAGCAAAGAGCATTTGCATGACACCATTCCGAATCACATCAGCGTTGGTGACATGAATCCAATGGAGGATATGCAACAACCTCCGCCTATCGACCCTTCGATAGCCGCACCAACAACGCAACCACCTTTAGCCACCGACCCATTTGGGCCGGAAGGAACAGTAGCAACGCGTAACGACGGTGATGATTTGATGACGTCGTTCGATGACCCTATGGGTGCAATTGCAATCATCATGGAGCGCGTACAAATGCGTGACACATGGGACGATGCGCAAATTATGAAGCGCGTCAATCATGTAAATCTTAATCCACAAAACAAAGACGATATGAGTTTGTTAGCCAAACACGTCGGACTTGAAACGAACGATGTGCGCGCTATAGCAATGGCGTATGGTGATTGGACAAATCTTGCGCAATCTTTTCAAGTAGGACGCGATGTGGTTGAAATTATCAAAGCGTCGTGTGTGGAGGTTACAGCATGAGAATTGAAGATGAAATTGAATGGAACAGCCACATCATCAAAAGTGGACGCGTTTTTGGGACATACGATTGGATGATAAGCAAAGGGTACAACCTTGAAGAAATCAATTACGTTGTTTTCGATACAATAGACGACACATGGGAACCGCTTGCAAAGGCAGTAGGAAAAGCAACGCAACAGCACCCCGACATTCTGTTGAAGAATGCAATGCGCGATGCTGTGCAACAAGACCAAGCGACTCAATTTCAGCAAAGAATGCAAGCGGGGCGCGATGCAGGTCTTAACCCTAAACCAACAGGCGCGGAATATATGCAAGCGAATAAACCGTTTTCAGCCATGTATGCGGGATTCAAAAATATCATGTCCGGAGGCGCACATTCACGCGGCGATGTTGAACCCGAAGCAACCGAAGGACAACAAGAGCGATTTGGTTTGATGAGCGCACTACGACGTCCGGGCGTTGCTCTCGGTTCGGCTTTAAGAGCGAGTTCCGCGAAGAGTAATTACGGTAGATTGAGTGAAAAGATTGCACAAAACGAATTCGCAATGGACCGTTTGTTAGCAGGTCGAAAACCGGACGATTTATCTCCGAGTGAATTGGAGCGCTACAAAGACATGCAAAGAATAGTCGAAAACGCCGCAGAAAAACGAGATAAAATCGACACAAGCAGTTATCAAGAAAGAGCGAAGAAACAAGCCAATGCGCGCTTCGCTCAAAAGCGTCCAAACGCGGCTCCCGGTGATGCGCCATTCCCTCGCGCGGCATCTCAAGCGTTGCAGAATCCGGAACAGGCTCAACCACTTGATGATGGAGATGAAGAAGTATCACCCGAAGCAAAAGCGGCAGTTGAAGAAGTGAACGCTAATGAAGAGGCGCGTCAAGCAAACGCAGAAATGCCAACCGACCAAGATGTAGTGAACCCACAAGCGTCTGAAGCGTCTGATGAATTCAACTTTAGAGAAGCAATGGCGGGACTTGAGAACCCCTATTCTGCTGAAAGGATTAGAGGTTTGAACAAGGATTACGATGCAATGATGGAAAGAACGGGTGGTAACCCGACTTACGCTGACATCAAAGAGATGTTCAAAGGAAGAAGAGGGGCGGCAAAGAAAGACGCTGAACAGTTCTTGCTTGATAAGTTCAACTTGACACCGGAAGAAGCCGAGAAAATAGCGGAGAAGTTGGTCGAAGAAGCACCTGCGGAGGAAGCACCTGCGGAGGAAGCACCTGCTGAACCTGCTGAACCTGCTGATGACGATGACATCGAAGATTTTGATGACGATGACATCGAAGATTTTGATGACGATGACATCGAGGGCTTCGCTGATGAAGACGAAGATGAGATTGAAGGCTTCGATGACGATGATGAGAAAAAAGATGACGTCATTACAAGTTCAGACACCCTTGAATCCTTGAATATGGCATGGACGTTCTTGAAGCACCGCGTATGAGGTGGTGTTTATGCAGGGGCTAAACCTTGAAACCATCGAAGAGATTGATTACGAAGTAGCGAAGCGCGACTTCAAATTCTTCTTTGAAGAAATTCTCGGTTTTCAGTTGTCGTGGCATCATGAGAAATGGTTCAACAACCTTGAAGCGCAACGTCGATACTGTGTCAAAGCGGCGCGTGACCACGGTAAGTCCACGTTGTTTCTCGGTTATTTGTTGTGGAAGGTAGCGTTCAACAAAAAGTGTAAGGCAGTATTGATTTCACACAGTCTACATCAGTCCATTCACCACATGCGTACATTGAACGATTTAATTGATAGCATTCCCTTTCTCGCGCGAATGAAAAAGAACGACGCATGGTCGAAAACATTCTTCGGATTCACCAATGGTTCTAACATTAGCGCGAAATCGGTTGGTGGTGCTATTCGTGGTATTCACCCCGACCTCATTCTGTGTGACGACATTCTGTGGGGTACAACAGATACCGAGTTGCAAAGAGTTGCGAGTTGGTTTTACGAGGTTCTTGTACCGACGCTTCACCATACATCTAAACTCATGATTGTTGGTACACCGTTTACACCAACTGACCTTTACACGGAGTTGGAACAGCGCGAAGGGTATCTTGTCGAAACGTACCCCGCTATTGATGCGAAAGGTGTAGCGTTGTGGCCGGAACGATGGGATTTGGAATCTCTTGATGCGCGACGCAACGATATGCCGGCGATTGCGTTTGCGCGCGAATACTTGTGTGAACCTATGGACGACATGAGCAGTTTGTTCCCGTCTGTTGTTTTACAAGCCGCAAAAGATAGCGATTTGACACTCATGAAACGTGCGACAGGTGACCCCGATGACCAATACTTTGTCGGTTGGGACCCCGCTAT